TTACTAATATATTATTTTCAGATACAGGTATAGGATAATAACTATCATTTGAATCAAGTGGTCCAAACAATGTTTCAACACCGTCGCCGTTACCTAAGTTTTGCTGATGAATAACCGTTGGTTCTCTAAATCTAATAGGTTTCCAGGCTGCATTCTGTCTTACTTCAAAGTCTCCAGTATCGGTATTATATCTAACCATACCTTCTGCTGGAATAAAAGGTCTATCATTTTGTGTTCCTTTAGGAACAATCACTGCTGAATTTGTATTCATAGTGATCAAACCAAGAGAATCAACATTAATACCAGCAGTATCTGCATTAACTCCTCTTGATGTTGTTTGTGCTTTAATAAATCGCATTATACTTCCAAATAACTAATTGTAGCAAGTAAATACTCTTTACCTGCTTGTCCCATAGCTACAATACTGTCTCCTTCTTCTAATACAATTTTTTCTGTATCAAAAGAAAATGTATCAGCACCTGCTATTTTTAAATCATTTAATATTTGGTTAGCGTTTGGATCTGCATAGCCTTTTGTTTGCCCACTTGGAATAAAGTGTAAATCAAAAGTTGCATCATTACCGCCACCTGTGTCTGCAGGTTGTGAATTACATACCATGATAGTAGTGATAGCATATCTTTTACCTGCTGGAACTGTTAACAACGTTGTATCTGAAGAAGTAATTTTTTTATTTGTAATCGCCATTTGTGTTTCCTTTAAAATAACATACTATATAACAATGATTTATTAGTACTTATCAATTCATCTTCATAGTTGTTTTTGTTTTTATACCATACTCCTGAATTGCCGAATCCCGGATTCTTTGCATAAATCCCAATGTCGTTGGCACTACTAGCAACTACAGTTGCATCACTTTGTATAGGCATTCTTAAAACGCTGTCAATTTTTACAAAGGGTGATCCATTACTGCTAAGTGTTAAATCATCACCACTTGCTGTAGTAGAAATTGTTGCATCGTTAAAAATAAGTTGTTCAATTTCTGTACTGTCTTGTCTAAACAATGCCACTTCGTATCCGTCAATTGTAACTTTAAATGCACTAATGCCCGGATCTAAACTTTGATCAACAAGATTAAGTGCAGAGTCTCCTCTTTGAATACTTTGAATTGTAATTGTTTGAATACCTGTTGTAATAGCATCATCTACATATTTTTTGTTAGGTACATCATCGTCATCAGTAACTTGTGCTTCGTAATTATTTGTTCCACTAACACTAAGAACTCCTGTACCCGAGTTAATTAAATATAAATCGCCGCCGCCGGTTGAAATACTATTAGTTCTAATACCAATCAGTGCATTGTTTTCATCTTTAAAAGTAAACGTTCCGCCTTTTACAGTTTGCGAGACTGGATCATTGTGTGTTGTGTTTTCATCAAATACAAAAAATACATCTGGATAACTTGAACTAGTTCCTCTATCAATTTGTATACCTGACTGATCAAGCGTAACTCCTGTACTTCCAGTTTCGCCGTCGTTAAGTTTAATGATGTTATCTTTAAGACTTAAATCTTCAGAATTAACAGTTACGGTGTTACCATCAACAACTAAGTCGCCTGTTATTCTTACTTCTCCTAGTTCTGCACCGGTATCAAGAGTAATACGGTTACCGGGTGGTACTCGTACTGTATAATTTCCGCTGTTTACATTTAAAGTTTTTGACATCTAAAATTCCTTGTGTATATGTGGGGAATTTCTTCCCCACATTAATCTTTAGATAGCAACTAGAGCCATGTATGACACGGTTGAGTCATCTTCAACAGTCCACTTGTAGCGATTATTATTTTCATCTCTGCAAGTTCTGTTGTAAATTTTAGTAACCCATACACTCGAACCGTCTGCTGTAATAATGCCGTTAATTGACATTTCGTTAGCAGCCAATGATCCGCTTGCTTTAGCAACTAGTGTACATACACCTTCGTTACCTGTACCTAATTTAGAGTCATCGACTTTAAATTTGTTTGACGATCTTTGTGAAATGATCATACCTGTTTCAACGGCACTGTTAGCTCCAACTTTACAGTTTACAGTTAAGTTAGTACCATCTGCTAATAGACCAAAATTTCTTTTATTTACTGGACGTCCCATTTGTTTTCTCCTTATATGTTACGTTCTAGGTAATACGCGGCGGGTACCGCATAAGTCCTCATCTTAGAGGTTCACTCTATGACAAAGTATTTATCTAATAAAAGAAAAGCCTACTTTCTTAACAAAAAATTAACTCTATCTATATGGTGCTGTTTGATTAATCGCTTGTAGCACCAAAGGGTATAGTTACTCATACACTCCTCCTACTTAAAGGGTTAAAGTGCGTTCCTTCGCAATATGCTACTTCCGTCCTATTAGGATGAACGTAATATTATTTAGTCGTAAAAAAGGGCGACATTTCTGCCGCCCTTTGATCTTATTTCTTCTAATCGATTAGCTAAAGCTAACGTTGGCAATACTGATTCTACCTAAGTAGTCAGCGGCATTACCAAGTGAAGAAGCAACGTTTGATAGCTCAACATAGCCATAACGTGTCATGAATGATACGACTGGCTCAAATGTACCTGGATCAAGTACAACGCCACTTGACATTAGTGGGATATAAGGAGCGTAGAACGCTGGTGCGTCTGATTCGCTTGATCCTTTGTAACCAACTAGTACGTCAGTTGCGTCTGATGCGTATGCATCAACGTAAACTTTCATTGCGCCGTTCAATGTACCAACCATCTTAGTGTTAGTTGGTGCTTCGAATGTACCTTCAGTTGTTCTTGCGAACGCAGAAGTTGTAGCAGACTGTAGGATAGTCAATGCATATGGTGAAACCACTGCATAGTTACCTGCGCCTCTACGTGTACGAGCGGCAATCTTGTTTGCAACACGGTTGATCATAACAGCTAGTGCCGCATGCTCATCGCCAACGAAAGTGGCAGTACCACTTACAGATGACTGATCGTATTGTACGTCTGATTCAGCAGTTCCAGCTAGTGAACGCAAAGAAGCAAGTACTTCTTGATCGATTTCAGCTGTAATCTCCTGTGCAAGAGCTGCCATGATCTCAGCTTCGATGTCAATACCCTGTTGGGCTTGTGCATCTTGAGCAGATTCAAAAGTCCAGCGAGCTGATAGCTTTCTGGTTTTTGCTTCTACTGTTTGCTTTAAGATCTGGATAGACATTCTCTTACCAGCGGCACCTTCAAGTGTTGCTGTTGAATCAGCTTTGTCGGTTGAACCGCCACCTGAATAACCAACACCAATTTTGAATGGTGATAGAGCTTCTTCACCAGCAGTCACATCGTCTAGTGAATCTGCGTAGCGTACTCTTAGTGTGTGGATTTGACCCACTGGACCTGTCATGGGCTGTACACCAACTAATTCGTTGGCGATAACAGTTGGCATAACTCGTCTAATTACCGGAAGGATAACTCTGTTTAGTGTAGCAACATTACCTGCAGAAGTAGCACCTGCTGTTGCATTCTCTGCCAAATACTTTTTAGTATTTTCTAGAGTAACACCCATTACAGCTTTCTTGTTGCCTTCTAGGCCTTCAAGAAGTGCGTTTTTGGTATCCTGCCAGCGACTCTCAAATAGTTCTGACATTATTTTCTCCTTATTTCAATCCTGCAAGTCTTTTAAGTTCAACAACGTTATTTGTTGAATCCGTGCTTGCATTAGTGTCATTATTTGTCTTATTGCCTGTAATATGTGTGCCTTCTGTAAGTGTTGCCTTGGTTTCCTTCACTGGTGTGTTCCCTGCGATAACGCTTGGCATGTACTTATCGAAAGACTTGTGCAGTTTTTCGGTTTGTACAGATTCCAGTAAGTCTGACATGATTTCTCTTTGTCCTTTATTCAAAGGACCGAGTAATTCACTCATAATTTCTTTACGCTTTGCATTGTTTTGAGCTACTCTAATTTCAGCATCTTTGCTTTCTACTAGTTTTGCTTTTTCTTCTGCTTGCGATTTAGCTTCGGCTAATTGCTTATCTTTTAACTCAACTACTTTTAATAGTTTTGCAGTCTCAGACTTTTCATTTAAGTAACTTGATTGATATTCGCTAGCGAATGATTCAAACAACTTACGACCAAAGTCATTTCTGCGAGCCGCATCAATGTCTTCTTTTAATTGACTAATTTCTGACTTTAGACCTTTGTCAACGGTTTCTGCGACAACATTTGTTGCGTCTTTGATAAACTTGGATTTAACCTTGGCTAGATGATCTTTAGCTTCACGTACTAAACGTACTTTTGTTTCAGCTAAGTCTTTTTTATCTTCATAAAACTCTGCAATTTCTTTAGAAAGTGCATCAACGATAAAGTTCTCTAATGTATGGAACTTATCAGCCATTAATTTCTGATCTTCGTGTAGTTCACCAATTTCTTTGCCTAACTGTTGTACAACAAACTTTTGCATTAGGTCTGCGTTTTCACGCATAGCTACGGCATATTTTGCTCTTGCTTCAGCTAGTTTTTGGCGATCATCTTGGAACTCAGTAATTTCTTCGCTTAGTTTGTCAGCAAGCATTGCGTCAATGGCTTCCACCATTGTCTGCTTGTCGTGCTCATACTTTTGAGCAAACTCTTCGCGAAGTTCAGCTGTAGCTTGCATTTTATTCTCGCGAATTTTTGCATTCCATGCTTCTTCGATCTCTAGTTTGATGTCTTCTGAAACTACATTGTTTTCAAAGAGTGCTTTCAGTGCATCTAACATTTGTTTCTCCTAGTCTATTTGAGTCCGTTGATAATGTTTACCAACGACTCCTTTAAATACTTCTGTGCCTTTTCATCGCCATTAAGTTCGCGAGCCAAATTGTATGCCTTATACCCACCACGAGTATTCATTAGGTGCTCGTATATAGGCGTTGGATAAGCCCCAGGAGCACTTGGTTGAGCAACGGCATCAACAGTTATAATTTCAAACTCGCTGACTTCTCCGCTACCATCGTCTTTTACATTACCCGACCCCCTTGATGAAACACCTAATTTTACACCATTTTGAATCATGGTTTGAACTAGTTGTCCCATCGGGGTTGGAATAATTTTTAGTTTTCCATAACCGTTTGGTCCATCCATCCACATTTCTGTGATCATATGGCTTACACGGTCTAAGTTAATATTGAGTCCTTCTGGATGATCTACTTCACCTAATACACTATACCCGCCCTGGATTTGATCGTTGAGCGTATTGACAGCCCTACTGATCTCACTTACAGGATATACACGCTGGTTTGCGTTACGAACACCACCTTGAATGCAGATACCTTTTAAGTACAGGTCCTTACCACCTGCACTATTTTCAGTAGTCTCAACGACCATCTTAGCTTGGTCGAATGATAGTGTTTCGGTTAAGTTAAACATCAAACAAATTCCTCAATTAAGAACCAATAGTACTTTTACTATTTGTTCCAGTTTCGCCTGCGCCTTTTTTCTCTGCGCCGTGGCCTTTGGCATTTGACATTGCAGGTGCTTTTTTGTTACCAGATACATTAACTTGTCTCTTACCAAGTGAATCTACTGCTGGATCGCTTACGCTTCCACCTTTTTCTTCAGCTGAACCTTTTGCAATATTTGCAGTAGTTCCGCCCATGTCATTTTTGCCAGCAACTGGTGATTTAGCTTTGTTATCTTCGCCTTTTGGCTCAGCAACTTTTTCTACATATTCACGCATTTGCTCTGCTTGTGATTTCTTACCTTCATAAGCTGGCATGCCAAGTGTTGAAGGGTCATATGACTCTTCTTCTGCTTCTTCATCACCTTCTTCGTCGTCGTCCATATCCATGTCGTCTTCGTCGTCAGCTTCTTCGCCGCCTTCGTCGCCGGACATCATTTTTTCAAACTCTGCTTTTAGGTCATCAAGTGCATCTTCTAGATCAACTACACGGTCTTCAATTTCTTCTTCACCGTCTTCGTCGCCCATATCCATTTCACCATCATCTTCGCCGTCAGCTTCGATGTCGTTTAACATGTCTGTTGCTGGCTCGCCACCCATTGGGTCAGCTTCTGGTGTAAATTCTTCGAAGTTTTCATCAACTTCTTCTTCTGATTCATCAACTTCTTCGTCTGAAGCTTCATCTAAATCTTCATCGTCTGTTGACTCATCTACTTCTTCGTCTGTAGTTTCATCTACTTCTTCGTCTGTTGACTCATCTACTTCTAGATCTTCTAGATCAGATTCAATCATTTTTTCGTAGATACTACGTGATTTTTCAATCACAAATTCATGAAACAACTGATCAGCTCCATCGCGATCGTTGTTAACTAATTTTTCGAGCATTTGCTCTAGCTTTGTTGTGTCTGCCATTGTTTTCTCCTATAATAAGTTTATTGGTAAGGCTGTCTAATATTATTTACACATACTTTAAAAAAGCGGTGGTAAACGGGGTCAAAACGAGTCGTTTTGAAAAAAAGTGTTTAAAAATCGTAATATCTTTTAAATTCGCTTAAATTAATGTGTGACAAATTCTTACATTTCTTTAATTGTTTAGGTACAAAGTCATCGGAGTCTTCTCTAACTCTAATATATTGTGTACCTTGATGTGCGTCACACGTTGATGCCGTTTGTCTCTCCCAATTACCAAAATATGTAGCAGGATCACCTTCACGTTTATAATTTTGTGTTCCTGCGTATAAATTATTTACCTTTGTACGTTGTCCGTACTTATCAGGTGCTCCGTGAAAATCAAATCCTAATATGTATATAGTATCGTGTCCATGAGTGCTTGCAAGCCATAATGCTGTTGGACCACTACTCCACCCTTTGCTAGGTTGAAAAAAATTAAATCCTTGCATGCCGTGGAATTGTTTGTTAGGGTTTGTCCAAACTTCGTGACTCATTTGCCATTTCTGTTGGTTAATCTCTAAGATCATTTTAACATCAACTGCAACTAGATAATCAGGTTCGTGTTTTCTAAAGACTGCATTACATGCATACACCTTACCGTATTGTTTTAATGAATTTATATCAATGTCTCTACGACTTTCGCCGTTGCCAAGTACGAATGCTACCGTCATTAACAAAAAGTCCTATACTTCAGGTTGTGCTTGTATTCCGTACATTTGACGCACGAAACCTAATTCTTTTTGAGTTTCTTCTACGTGGAGTTCTGATGCTTTACGTGCTTTGTTGATTTGTCTTAAAGTAAGACGAGTTTTACGTGTGTCATCACGTTTTACAATGCTTTCGTCATCCGTAGCATCGTAGCCTTTATCTTCAACAGGTTCAATAGTTTCTTTATCAAAATAAAATAATTCACGTAGTATCATAATAGTATTTATACCTCTGAAGTAGGTTCTGGTGCTGGAGTAGTAGCACTTTCAGGGCCTTCGCCTGTTCCTGTTACGGTCGGATCTTCTGCATCGTCTGCTGTATCAACTGCTCCGCCTAAGTCGCCTTCAATACCTGCGCCGCTAATACCTGCGCTTCGCATTTCTGCACTTGCATCTGTTGGACTAACTACTAATTCGTCGTTTTCTTCTTTCCATAGACGTTCGTTTTCTGCAACTTCTGCATCGCTCATTCCTAAGAAACGCTTTAATGCATATCTATTACTAATGAATGGAATAGCTTGTATTTGTGCAAACGTGCCAATTCTTTGATTATCAAGTTCTGACTGTCTGTAACTTGCAAAGTTTTGCGGTGGTTGGAAT